CTACTGTTTCATCTTCAACACCATCAGCATTTAACATCTTATCATTGTCCATTGTAAGAACAGAGATAACTTTTCCGTTTACTCCTAGTTTTGCAAAATGTGCCATAATGTTTCTCCTTATATATTAATTTTAATTACCATTCAACTACTGAAATTTGTACCTTATTATTACTATACCAGAGCCACCTGATACTCCAGTAGTATTAGCTGCACCACCACCGCCACCACCAGTATTAACAGTTCCAGCTGTTGCAGGTGTAGGAGAGACAGGAGAGGGTCCACCTCTACTCGCTCCACCACCGCCACCGCCACCAGTGCCACCGGCTCCACCACCAGCTTCTGCAGATCCGCCACCGCCACCAGCTCTTGCTGTGGGTGTTCCATTAATACTTGAAGTTACTCCAGCTCCACCAGCTCCGCCTGGATTACTAGCGACACCATTTGCTCCAGTACCACCAGCTCCGCCTCCGCCACCAGCAGAAGTAGAATAAGATCCAGAATGAATACCAGAACCACCATTTTGTCCTTGAGCAGGAGTTGTAGGAGGTGTATTACCAGCTCCACCAGAACCTGATGGGGATGCTCCACCACCGCCCGATCCACCCGTTCTACCATTACTGTTATTAGGAGTAGTAGAAGGATTTTGAACTCCTGCTCCTCCACCACCTGCTGAAGTTATTGTTGAAAAAGTTGAAGTTGATCCTGGATTACCTGTTCTATCAGGAGCACTACAAGATCCAGCTCCACCTGCACCAACTGTAATTGGAAAACTTGTAGCTGTGACTGTTACTCTATTTGGTGAACTTGGATAACCATCTAAAGGACTAGCTGTGTATGGAGTAACCGGAGATTTTACTTCTCTGTAACCACCAGCTCCACCACCTCCACTATAGTCACCTTCAGTTCCACCACCGCCTGCAACAACCATATAAGAAACTAAATTATTTGCTGCACAAGGTGCAACTGCGGACACTGCAAAAGTCCCAGGTCCGGTAAATGTATGAATTTTGTCATTACCACAGGTAGTTATTGTTCCTCCAGTTGCTGTTAAAAAAGCATTAGCTCTTTCATTTGAAGTTGAATCTTGAACATTAATCCAACCTTGTGTTGAATCTGCAAATACAAAAGTTACTGATTGACCTTCAGTATTTAAAACTATATCTGCGTTTACTCCACCAATTTTATCTGTTCCATTTGGTGAAACAGTTAAATTACCTGTTTGCCAAGTTCCTGCATAATCTGCAAAAGAAACTATTGCTCCAGCAACACCTGCTGGTAAGTTAGCTGTAAAACCGCCCGATGTTGTATTACAAAAAAATCCATCTCCAGACACAGCAGTAAAAGTTCCTGTCTTTGGAGTTGTGTCCCAATCAACTGTTCCTGTTCTACCAAAACCTGTCTGCGTTCCATTGTTCGTAATTGTTGCACCAGCTGGAATAGTAAATGTATCTCCACTATCCCCTAATGTGACTGTGCCACATGCTGCTCTTGGACTAATTTTATTTACTTTTATTTCACTCATAATTTACCTAATTTTGAAATTTATACCTTATAATTACCAACCCACCTGAACCAGTGCCTCCAGTAGTAGCCCCTGGAGTTCCTCCACCAGAACCAGATCCACCGCCACCACCACCATGATGACTTGCATTTCCTCCATTGCTTGGATGACTTGCACCAGATCCACCACCACCTAAACCACCCGATCCACCAGGTCCACCATAACCGTTACCTCCACCACCACCGCCGGATACATAATATTGACCACCAGAAGGTTGTCCGTCGGTTCCCATTGCACTTGGGTAACCACCTCCAGCACCTCCAGGCCCTGCCTGTCCTCCTGAATTACCTACTGATCCAGCGGCCATAAAACCTCCACCGCCTCCACCAGCAAAGTTTCCAGAACTTGGACCACCATTACCTCCAGGTTCTCCTTGAGGTGGACTTACTGGAGGTGTATTTCCAGCTCCTCCAGTGGATGCATTTGCACCACTTCCTCCAGATCCTCCTGCTTGTCCTTGATATGAATGATCGTGTCCTGCACCTTTAGCACCACCAGCAGATGTTATTGTAGAAAAAGTTGAAACACCTCCGGTTCCTCCATCACCAGCACCAGGTCCACCTACTCCTGCTGCCCCACCAGCACCGACTACAATTGGATAAGATGCTACTGGAACAGATAATCCTGGAACACCTGAACTTCTAGGGGCGCTTGGTCCTGAATTTGTATATGTCGTTGCAGATAATCTTACACCACCTCCACCACCTGCACCCGCACCTCTAGGGTATGCGTAAACACCACCTCCGGCTCCACCACCACCACCAGCAACTACCAGATAATCTACAACGTTTGATCCACATGCATTACCTGCACAAGTTACTGCAAATGTTCCTGGTCCTGTAAATTTATGAATTTTAAAATCACCACAAGTTGATTCTGTTCCACCTGATGCCGTTACATATGCAGAATTATCACTCACATCAGAAAAAACAGATTGATGAATTGATCTCCAACCAATTGTTGAATCTATATAAACTAACGTCGCACCTTCACCTTCACTATTTAATTGTATTATTCCTCCTCCATCACCACCATTAATTTTTTCTGAACCATTAGGATCTATTGTTAAAGGAGCTGTGTCAAATGTATTTCTGTAATCTTGAAATGAAACAATGGCGCCAGCAGAACCTGCTGGTAAATTAGCAGTCACAGCTCCGCCATTAGTATCTACAAAATATCCCTCTCCACTCGCTGCTGTAAAAGTTGTTGTCTTAATAGATCCTGTTTGCCAATCTACAGTTCCTGTACGACCAAAACCTGTCTGACTTGCACCTGATGCTAATGAAACTGTTCCTCCAGATCTACCAAGCGTAACTGAAGAACCATCTACAACAATGGGATTACTTGCCCCTGATCCTATCGTAGTGGTTGTTCCACATTTTTTGATGATGTTTGAATCATCTGAAACTTTGTTTATATTATCTACTTTTATTTTACTTGTCATAATTATTGAAATTTATACCTTATTATTACTATTCCTGAACCCCCTGCTCCACCTGTAGCACACGTTGCTGATCCAGCAGCACCTCCTCCACCACCAGTGTTAGCTGATCCTGCACTTCCTGTGCCACCAGGAGAAGTTGCGTTTCCTCCGCCTCCTGATCCACCACTTCCATCTGTGCCACTCATAGCAGCTCCACCACCACCTCCAGCTCTTGTTACCGGTGATCCAGTAATTGAAGATGTTGCACCTGCCCCACCATTTCCACCTTGTGAACCTGGTGCACCTACTCCTGCTGCTGTAGCTCCACCACCACCGCCACCAGTATATTGTGGTGCACCACCCCCATCACCACCTGGATTTCCTTGAGGAGGACTTACTGGTGGTGTATTACCACAAGCACTTCCTTGACCACTAAAAATTGCTGCTCCACCACCTGAACCACCTAAACCACCTTGTAATCTACCTCTTCCAGCAGGTTGCCAAGGTTGAGGTTGATAAGGAGATGGAAAACCTGGACCGTTCATACCACCATAGCCACCTCTAAAAGCTGTTATTGTTGAAAATATAGAATCATTACCAAAAGAAGCACCTACGTTAGGAGGACCTCCTGCTCCACCTGCACCTACAGTAACAGGTATTGCTCCTGGTGAAACTGGCAAAGACGAAGGTGTTGCTAAAGGACTCGCAGTATAAGATCCAGATATTGAGGAACAATGCGATTCTCTATAACCACCAGCACCACCTCCACCACCGCCACCACCAGGGTTAGTAGAGCCACCAGCACCACCTCCTCCAGCTACTACTACATAATCTACATTTGCTACTGGCCCTGCACCTGCTGAAATACAAAAAGTACCAGGACCTGTAAATGAATGAATTTTAAAATCTCCAGAGGTTGTAACCGTACCACCCGTTGCTGATATAAAAACATCATTTTCTGTTATTGCTGCTGCAGTTGATGCATCTGTGGGTCGCCATCCTTGAACACTATCCACAAAAACTAAAGTAACAGATCCTCCTTCTACAGTAATTTCAAAATCTCTTGCCACACCTTGAATTTTATTAGAACCATTTGGTGATATCGTAATTTTATTTGTATCTGCAGTATTTGCATAATCTGCTACAGCAACTATTGCTCCAGCAGTTCCTGCTGGTAAATTAACTGTTACTGAACCTGATGATGTATCAACAAAATAACCTTCGCCATTTGCAGCTGTAAATGTAGTTGTTTTAATACTACTAGTTTGCCAGTCTACTGTTCCTGTTCTACCAAAACCTGTCTGACTAGCACCACTAGCTAAAGCTACAGTTCCACCACATCTACCTATAGTTACTGTGTTTGCATCTACAGTTACTGTTTGACCTGCACCACAACCTACTGTCAAAGTGGTTCCGCATTGTGGTCCTATTTTATTTACTTCTATCTTTGACATTACACTATTACTAAAGTCCCCGTTACTGTTATAGTTGCAGGAACAGTAATAGGTCCTGCAAGAACTGCACTGTCTATTGTTTGAGTTCCGTCGATCGTTGACGCTTGATTTT